AGTGTAAAGCATCTCCCAAGGTAGAGTTCTTTTGATTTAGACATTTTGTTTGGTTTTTATTGTTATAAACTTTTTTTTAATTGCTCTTTTAACTTAGTGAGGTAAAGACTAAAGTCTAATGCCTCTTCTATAGCGTGTTCAATCCATTGTTCTGTTATTAAATCATTTCTGTCAAGGTCGGTTCCATATTTCTCAAAGCCAATCCTTGCTCTGTCTTTTAAACGATTGATAACATTCTCAACGACTGAATCGTACTCGTAGTTATTCTGCATCTTTTTTATATTTTTTTACTTGTGCTTTTAAGGCTTCTCTCCACTTTAAGTCTACAGTACCATCATCCAAGATGTCTTGAATAAGCTGTATTGTCTCGTTAGATACAAACTCTTTAGCTTTCTTTGTAGCTTTTACTACTTTCTCTTCTTTGTTTTCTAATTCTAAGTTTTCCATAATTTAATTTTTATATTTTATTTTATTGCCCTTTATAATATTATCAATTTTATACAATGGCTGCAAATTACTATAATGGCAATATTTAGCTGTATCATATATGCAATTCCAATCTACTTTTGATAATGGATAAATATGGTCAATATTCCACAAAATACCATAATTAGACCAATTCATATCATCTTTAAATTGTATTTCTATATATTTTTTTAAATATTCTGCATTACATCCAAGTAATAAAGTTGTTTTAAACTTTTTTTCTATACCTGCACTTTTTACAGCAATTCTATGCCTATTTCTAATATTTGTTAATATTCTAAATGAATTATTATTATGATATTTTTTAGACTTATAAACATTTGATGCTTCTATTTCTTTTTGTTTATACTTCAAATATTTATTTTTTCTTCTTATTGATTCTTTTTCCTTGTTTTTTAAGAAATATTCTCTACTTCTTTTATTAGTACAATCTTTGCATATATTTGAAATTTTATCATAAGTACCAATATTAGAAGGGAATAGATTTTTTTCTTTATGATTTTTACAATCACTACAAATTTTTAATCCATTTTCATCATAAGAGCTTCTTGGATATGGTTTGCCTTTTGGATACATATTATAATTTTCCTTGCCCCCTATATTTTTTAGGTTTACCTTGGTGTTTATTGTAAGATTTTTTAGCCCTACCCATTTTTCGCTTCCCGAAATTCTTTTTCTGATTCCCTCCAGCAGAAGATTTTAGTTTCGCCATCTTTAAATATTTCTAATTTTATTGTTTCATCTGATGTCTGGCTACATAACATACTTGCTCCTCCTGCTAATCCTAACTGAGTTAAAAAAGTAAACTGCTCTGGACTAATCCTATCGCCTAACTTCTTAATCTCACAAGCTACAAACTGACCATGTTTCTTATCATAACCGATTATATCTGGAACTCCTTTCCTCCCAATAAACGCCCTACCTTTTACAGCAAGGTTATTATTTCTCCATACTTCCATTCCTCTTTGTCCTAAATAATCAATCATCATTTTGGTCAGCTCGGAAGCTGTTTTGTATGTTGCCATAAACCAAAATTACAATATATTTATTATATATTATACATAGCGAATCATCTCCTCTATTGGAACTTGAACATATTTGACGTTTCCTTCGACCTTAGTATTGTTTACTCTAAAGTATCTACGAGCCTTTTTTCTTAGCATATCTGACCTCATAAAGTATATCCTATCCCTTAAATCAAAGTTAATAGCAAAGAACTCTACATTTTTATCAGCTATGCCAGAAGGTTGGTTGTCTCTTTCGTACTCTAACCACATAAATCCATCTATTAAAGCTGTAGGCATCTGTATAACTAAAATCTTAGTGTTCTTAGCAAATAACCTAATAGCTTGATAGGTACCATCAGCGTTACGAGCCTCTTCTATCTCGAATTTACGTCTGTTTCTATAGCCATTATGCTTTGACATAAGTTTGGTTGTAATACTCTTCCCATTCATTATTAAAATTTGGTGGAACTGAAAATTCTGCATAATCCATACCAGCTTTAAAAGAACTTTGTATCTGCTCTTTTTCTACTTCAATTAAATACTCGGCTAATGTTAAAACAACTGAATAGGCTATATTATGGCCATATTGATAATCAGTTAATTCACCATTTTCTTTACTTGATGGTATAATTTTACTTTCAATTTCATCCTTTAAAAATTGCATTGGTGTTTTCATATTTTAATTTTTATAGTCAATAAATGTCATTGTTTCTGGTAAAAATCTTAGAGGCAAGTTTTTTGTGGTGCCATGTCTATTCTTCTCAACCTTACAGATAACTAAATCATTAGTAGCATATTCTGTTCCACCAATTTCTATTGGGTTAGTCATCTCATAGTAATTAGGTCTCATTAGCATAATAACTGCATCAGCATCTTGCTCAATAGAACCAGATTCTCTAAGGTCAGAAAGCTGTGGCATCTTATCTCCTCGTTCCTCTACTCTACGAGATAATTGAGATAGGGCGATAATCGGTACTTGTAACTCTTTTGCTAAGGATTTAAGGCTTCTGCTTATTAAACTTACCTCCTGCTCTCGGTTTTGATTGTTTTTGCCTTGTCCACTCATAAGCTGTAGATAGTCGATAAAGATTACTTTAATGCCATACTTCTGCTTCATAATGGTTGCCTTTGCTCTAAGTTGCGAAATACTTATACCGCCCATATCTTCAATATGTAGAGGGGAAAGTAATATCTTATCATCAGTTTTTAGTAGTATCTTTCTTTCAGCGTCATTCAAATTATTCATTCTAAGGCGTTTTAACGGTATCTCACTCGTTATTGACTCTAACCTTTCAACTAATTGCTCGGAGCTCATTTCGAGGCTAAAAATGGCCGTAGGAATCTTATTTGAAATACATAGGTGGTAAATACTTGAAAGCATGAAAGCTGTCTTACCCATTCCTGGTCTTGCAGCTATGACTACAAAGTCTGGTCGGCACCATCCTGCTAAAGTGTTATTAAGCTCACTAAATCCAGTATCATAACCTAATAACTCACCACTTTGTGCCTTATCTCTTGAGTAGTTTAACGATAAAATGACATCAGTTATTGTCTTTTCATGGATATTACCATACTCTTGTAAAGCTATAAGTTTACTATTAACTGCAGCAAGTAAATCTATAGCTTGACTATCATTGTCTAAACATTCATATTCGCTTTGTTTAAACAGCATAAATGCTTCTCTTTTCTTATAAACCTCAATAAGCATCTCAATATGGCTATTGACATTGTGTGCTCCAGTTACATTATCAGTTAACTTTGATAGGTAAAATGCACCTCCTAACTCTTTATACGCCTCATCATCTTTAAGTTTTTGGTTTAGGGTAGTTATATCTACATAAACGCCATCATCATACATCTTTTTTACTATGTCAAAGATTTTTTGGTGTCCTAAGTCATAGAATACCTCTGTTTTTAGGTGTCCAACAACTAATGGCAAAGTTCTTTTATCCATCAATATTGCTCCAAGTATGCTTTTTTCTAACTCTCTGCTCTGTGGTAGTGTTACTAATTCCATTATTTAAGGCTGATTTTAGTTGTTTGTTGTGTAGTAGGTGTAAACTGATTGCTATTTCTTTTCCATGTTCTTACTGCTGCCTTCCAATCCTTCATAGGATTTTTACCTATTAACCATCCTCTTGCTTCGTAATGGTCTATAAATTGTGAGCCATCTAAAGTAAATCCAATTTCCTTAGAATAATCATTTATTTGTTCAGCCGTAGGCCTTATAAATGTATTCTTATTGTTAGTATTATTGTTAGGTAAAGTTTTTTTACCAGTTTCGGTAAAGTTTTTTGACCGTTCAAGTAAAGTTTCTTTACCATCGGTAAACTTTTTGTAATCGTTTAAATAATCTAAAAATACTGACGAAATGCGTAAGTGTTTAGTTGCTGGATTTTTGACTATAAGTTCCTTCTCTACCAACTTAGTTATAATGTTTAGAACGGCTTGTTTTGATAGGTCTAAATCATTAGCCATGGTATCTTTAGACATATAGCACCAATGCGATTCGTTATTCTGCATACGCATTATTGTATCTAATACGCAGTATTCGTTACAAGACAAGCTAAAGTGTTTTCTTATAGGATGAATTATTGTTGTGTAAAATTGTGACATAAGGTTATTAAATTTTTCCGTAATCTTGTTTAGTATTACATCTATGTTGAGTATTTTTACTATTTATATACTCACATAAATCTTCTTTAGTAAATTTATAAGTTCTTGCTAACCAACAAATTAAAGCTGGTTCAAAAAACTCATATAAGTTTTGATAAACTATAAATTCTATATATTTATTTTTATTTCTAAATTTAACAGTTGTTTGCTTTAAATTTTTAGACATAAGGTTATTTTTTTATACGAAACACTACTAATCGATTTTGATAGGTAAATCTTTTCTTTTGTAGTGGATTAAGTGCTTCTCGTATTGCTTGTGCGTTAATGTTGGTCTTTCTGTTAGCTGCTGCGATGGATATAAACTGCTCTTCTTCTTTGTTATCAAGGTAAATCATTCTAACCTTAATTGAGTTCTCGAATCCTCTTGGTTCTAAATCTAATCCCATTAATGATGCGTTTTAGTTCGTAAATAAAGTGTGCTGTAAATAATATTGTAAGTGATAAAGGAACTGAAATTAGTATAAAATAAATCAATTCGTAAATAAATATTAGACTATTTTTCATTTGCTAATTAGTTTATAGAATAAGGCTTTGCCTAATTCCCATATTGCTATTGTTAAAATGATTGTCATAAGTTTAAAAAAACCACCCCAAGGAACCCAAATTACTACGTTTGTTATTTTTTAATATTAAAATAATCTTGAGGTGGTGTAAGTTTACTATTTGCCTTTAGGCGTTATAGGTATTGCAGGTTTTTTTGTGCTCTTATCAAGCCACTTTAATATTTCATCTGCTCTTTCAAACAGTTTACTATCAATACCAGAACTTAAAGCTACCCATAGAGCAAACTGCTCATTGTTCATTGTTGGTTGGTTCATGTTATTTCTTTAATGAGATTTTAAATGTGGTTGTGCTATACTTAGGAGCTGGATAAATCATTTCACCAGTCTCTGGGTCAACCAATGGGTCTTTGATTGTCTTTAGTAATGATTCTCTTTCTTTCTGCTTAAATTTAATAGCTTCTAATTCTTGGTTCATTTTAAGCCAAGTATAGTCGCCATCATAAGCATACTTTACTCCAGATTCAAACTTACTTACTTCTGCTCCTAAGACCTCTGCTTTGCCTTGTGGATGCGATGAAAGTATATCTACCACATCTTCCTTTAAATCGGCTCTAATGCCATCTAAAAGCTGAATGATAGCCTCTGCCTTAACAAGCATCTCAAGTGGGTTGTCTCCAGTCTCTCTAAAATGTTGTACGATAGTTTGTTTTAGCAACTCAATGCTAAACTTTGATGGTTCGATAGAACTAAGTTCTACTTTTGGTAATAATTCTAAACTCATAGTTTTATTTTTTGGTTAGGTTTTCTTTTTTCATAGACAATAACTTCTTTAAAGTTTCGTTACTATCAAATAATTGCTTATATCCAAAGTACAAATCTGTTAGTTGTTTTACTTTAGTACAATTAGCAATCTCCATCTTAATAGCATCAATATCTATTTCTTCTTCTTCTACTATTTCTGCTACAACTTCTTGAACTGTTTGAGAAGGTTTTTTAGGTGATTCTGATGGTGCAAAGTCCATCTCTTCTGCTGGTGTAGCTTCAAATCCTGCAGCTTTCATTAACCATGCAAGTAAGTTACGATACGCCTTACCGATTGCTCTTGTCTGTGCCATAGATAAGATTGCATACTCATCAAATCTCTTTTTGCTATGCTCAAAGTTGCTACATATTGCTACTCCAGTAGCTACTAACTGACCAGTATTAATGTTTCGTACTTCGCACTTAGCCATGTACTTAATTTCTACTTGACCAGGTTCTGTGCCTCTTCGAGTTAAGTCCGTAGTTTCTGTGATAATCGGCATTAACCCTAAAGAAGCTCCAGCGAATTGCCATCCTTCAACATTAACGAATTGCTTTCCTTGAATGTTGCTTGACAATCCTTTTTCTTTGATAAGTTTCGCTAAATCTTTAGATAAGTTTAGCATTGAGTCCGAGTTGATTAAATCAAACCTCGGTTGATTAGTTAATTCTGTGCTCATAATTTAGTTTTTTGGTTGTGTTAATTGGTTGGTTAAAATAGGATGCTTCTACTATTGGATTGTGTTCCCAATAGTTTACTAATCTACTGATTAGGTTGTAAGACTCTTGGCTGTAGTTAATCTCATGTAGAATCTTAGCTACAAATAGTTTTTTGTCTTGTTCTGAAAGTTGGTGAAATGTAGAATACATAGTGTTTGTTTTAAGAATATATAATATTAAAATTGTGTCCAACATATGGTAAATTTAGGTTATCACCAAATCCAAGTGTTTCAAGTAAGTCAGTCAATTCTTCATCAGACATTTGCATAACAGTACTAAAATATAAGGCTATCATATTATAAGCATCTGCTCTTGTAATATCTACTGTTGATTTCCATCCCATAGTGTTTGTTTTTATTTGTCTGAATATAATTTAGGTACCTTAATCTTCTTTCTTACTTCTTGATATTTCTCCATGTAATATGGCACTACTTCAACATCGTTTGCGAAAGTGTTTATGCCATGTAAAACTGTAGTCCTATCTCTTTTAAAGTATGGGGCAATTTGGGCGGATTTTTGTTTATAGTGAACATGAAGGATATAAAAGCACATATTTCGTGCAAGTACATTCTCTCTATATCTACCTTTATTTGTAATCATAATAGGCCTTATATTAAATACTTTAGCCGCATTATTGATTACATTATCTACTATAACCTTATCTACCTCATAGTTTTTTGGTCTTAGTAAAGACTTGCGTGTCATTCTAAATTTCGCTGTAGTCATTGATTTGGTTTTTAAGTGCTTCTAACTTGTTGGCGTAGTAAGTTTTTACTATTTCAACTGTCTCGTAATCGTGCTTCTCTAATCTTGTCTTTAATAGGTATGGTGAAAGCCCAGTGATAGCACAGATTTTTTTCATATCTCCATGTCTAAGCATTGCTCTATAATCCGTTACTTGAATCATCTTGTAGTTGGTTGTTTTGGTTAATTAATACTTGTCCTGCTTCTGTTAATGGTCTGCAGAATAATGTGAAAGTGTTGTCGTCATCTTGGAATGTTACTGATGTCTCTTCCGTATTAGGTAACATCAATCTAATAGCTGGTTCTTGGTCATCTATTTTTTCATTGGTTGCTGCAAATACTTGTGGCTCATTATCGCCAAACTTAAAGCACCACTCACAAGGGAAAATAGGCGTTAATGTTTTTTCTACTAATTGTGTTTCTTGGTTGTCCATGTTTATTTGTTTTTGTTATAAATTTTTAAGTGTCTGTCTATTCCTTGTACTGCTGCATCAAGTGAGGCGTAATAGCTATGTCTCCAGTAAAACCATTTACCATTTAGTATCATGTTATCCCATTTGATAATCATGCCTTTGTAGGTGTATTGTTTTGAGATTCTGCCGTTGCTGTTCACATAGGTAAACTCTTCTTTGATGCCTTTTTTCTTTTGTTCAAGGGATAGTTTTTGATTCATTTGTTTAGTTTGATGGGATTAGTACCTCGAACAATACTCTTTCTTGGCTCTTAGGTTGTCCTTTAATCATATTGCTGTATATTGAATACGCCTTATCATAATCTTTAGACATTGACCCAGAAACAATCATTCCGTCTTGTCTGGTAAAATAAAAAGTTTCGTTAAGTAAAAAGTCGAGCTCTTCGATAAATTGTAGGTTTTTCATGTTATGGGTTTTTTGGTGTTGTTGTTGTTTCTTCGTTGGTTTCTTCTTCATCTTCCCAGTCGCAGTATTCTAAGCACTCTGGACATAGGTTAATCTCTGGATAATTGGTATGTGCTCCACAGCAAGTAGAAAATGGCATATCTAAGGATTTTTGGTGTTTAGTTTAGATAATCTGCTGAAATAAGTTTTTGGGTCTCCTATCTTGGCTTTAGACATATTACTCTCATACTCTAATGGGTGTATGCAGTTTTTTGTCTCATGGCTGTAATAGGCTTGTTCGCCTTTGTCAATGAGTATGCCAGTAATAGCACACTTCATAGGATGGGTTAAGGTAATTAATTGGTGCATTGGTTTTTTGTTTTGGTTTGGTAAAATTATATATTATTTGTGATATTTTAATTTATTTTAGTTAATTTATTGTTAAAAAGGTTTTTGTCACAGATTTTTGTCATGGATTTTTGGCAGGTTTTTGGGAGTTTTTGCTGGATTTTTGGCTATGCCCATAGAAGATTTTTGGCAGGTTTTTGGCTAAGATATTTAGCAACTGGTAATTAGTTGCATAGTCAACAATGTTGCAACATCAATATAGTATTGACATTGCATGACATATATTGACATGCATCTAAAAATCAATTCTTTGCCTATTTTTAGCCAAAATAAGCACATCTAATATGTTGGTAAGGTAGTTACATCATTTTTAATTTTAAGTGGCTTAAATAGTCTTTAAATTAGCTTTCTTAATATCAAGGCTTCTTTTCACCCAAAAAGGGAAGCACTTGTGATGCTTCCCTTGTCAATATTATATGTGTATCTGGTTAACTATACACTTCAACACAATCCTTACACATATAAGTGCTATACTTATACACATACTCAATATCCTTTGTGAGCCTCCATTCATTGCATCCTTCGCATATTTCAATATCAGTAGTGGATGTGTCCTTCACTGGTGTAGTAGCTCCCCATCCAGTCTCAAAATCATCATAATCATAGCTGTATCTATTGTAGTTGTATTTTGATAGACTCTTATACGCTTTTTGCCTTTGCACTGGATATGTGTCCTCCAGAGTGTCAAAGATTGCTCTACATAAGTCTAAGCAGTTGTCAACATCTTCAAACATCACAATCTCATCATCACAATGTGGATTGTAATAACCACATGATATGTTAGCAACTGACACGCTTACTCCTATCTGTGTAAGTGCATAAACATCTGTCAACATTCCACTGCTAAAATTGTAGCCATGATTTCTAAGTAGTGGTGCTACTTGCTTTTTGAATTTCTTATTCTGCAACTGGGTGCCATATATTTCATTCACAAAATCTGTGTTACCTCTTCTATCACATTGCAGTATGAATCTTACATCCTTAAAAAATTCTACATCTGCATCATAGCTACCATCACATCCCACTTCTTCATCTTTGAAAAAAGCTACTTTGATACATTCATACTCTTGTAATAATCTTAGACAAGCATAGATACCCACTTTGTCATCACCTCCACATCCAGTGGGCTTCATGGTAGCTAAATTTATACCCATTGCCATACGATCATCAAACATGATATGATAGTCATCATCTGGTATTATCTTATGCACACTATCCATGTGAGAAACAATACATGGGTAAGTATCTGCAATCCCTTTAATACAATAGATATTTCCCTTGTCATGTATTGCAGTTAGTCCCATGCTTTCTATCTGGTGTGTAATATAAGATTCCATCATAGTGCTATTATAAGATTCACTTTGCACACTTAGTACATTAATTAACTCCTGTCTCATTGCTTACTTGTTTAAATTGTTCGAAAAATTGTTCTTGATTGTCTTGATGGAATTTATATGTGATGCCATCAATTATTTCTGTCATGATATCATCTTCATCATACATTAATCCATCAATACAGCACTCCACTGCCTCATCTTCATGTATGATATGTCCATCACCAGTTTGAACTACCTCATCACTCAATATATACTGACTATGATAATCACTATATGTGCAATCCTCAAGCAGTCTATATTCATCCCTTGATGGTACATTCACAATCCTTTCATCATTTCTTAAATACCAATCACCAGTGCTATACTCTTCAACTGCATCTTCACTTAATATCCAATCTTCATCAATTGTGCATACCAGTTCATCTTGATGTATTCTACCATCCAATTGTTGTCCATTAGGTCTCTCATAATCTACATAGGTAGTCTCTTCCTCATCTACCCATCTTCCACTCCACTCACACTCTACATATCCACCCCTCTCATATCCTCCACCAGTGTCTCTTAATATGTAGAATTTATCACCAGTGAACATTTCATTGCTTAGTCTACCATCAGTGCTTAAATAATATAAACTATCCATATATGGGTAGACATCATATTGATGATGTGTAAGTGTTACGATTGCTCTATTGAAATTAGACTCTTGATGATACTCACCATCAAATCTATCAAAATTATGATTATGACATGATTGTGATGACTTGTAATACCATCCTTCTTTGATAGCATAATTGAAAAAAGTTTCTCTTATACTATCTGGTGAGTAGATGGTGTCCATTGCCACTCTACCATCATCTAACTTCCAGATAATTGCTCTGCCTAATATCTTTTTTTCTGTGTCCTCTGCAATTAGCAACTGGCATACTTTTTTGTTATCTGCATAAATACTTAACCAGTCTCTACACTCTTCATGTCTCATACAACTTCCCCATAAGTTGCTATCCTTCCCCAATATTGTGCTATAATTATCTGCATCATACGCATCATAAATATCATCACCTTCAATCAGTCTCAATTCTAATTTCTTACCATCACCATCATCATCACCTATCAAAGAAATATAAGACTTGACACAATTAGTGAACTTCTCAAAATCTGCATCTGTCAAAGTATCTATGTATGATTGTCTCAGTAGCTTTCTTGCAAGTTTTCCAATCTTCATTTCTTGTCTACCATCTCTACTCCATTTCCCTTCATCATTAGTCTTATGCTCTCTGCCATTAGGTAGATAACTTCCCATATCACCTCGCATGGTGATGTAGTCAGCAAAATCTGTGATGGTAGTGTACATTGGTGTCAGTAGCAACCTTGCAATATCACTACTATTCTCAATACTTCTCAGCATCTTAATGAATGATGATGACATGGTAATACCTTGACAATATTGGTCACCATTACATGGTTGCTTAATTGTATACCAGTAATCTTGTCCTTCTGTTGTCTCACTCCATACAAAGGAGTCTACTGCATTTTTAAGTGACTCTGCTGTGTGATTTTCATAAGAGTCAGCACCTTTCTGGATGATGTAGTTAATTGCTGCCTTGTCTCTTATTGCTTGTGGTAGTACTTGAAACCACTCTTTGAAGGTTTTCATGGTGTGTGTGTTTTTTATTTTTTAATTAGTGTCTTGATAAGAACGTAGAAAAAAATACTGCCTACAAAAAGCAGTGCAAGTTCGATGATGGTGATGTGTGTGTTCATGTTAATTTTCTTTGATGATTAGGTGAATTAATAACTTACCCAGATTTGCAATCATTACTGCAAAAAGTGTCAATTGAATGACCAATAAGATATATAAATTTTCCATAATATGTATGCCATTTGTTTTATATGGCAGTGTAAT